GTATCGACATGCCTTTATGCATCTTCTATGATGTACAGAAAGGTAATGCAGGGTATGAAAATACATGGGGTGTATACCTTGCTGGAGAGAATCGTGAACCAGTATGGGGTCAGGTTATTCTTGCTAATGCTACTGACTCTGTTGGATATGGTGAACTAGTAGTCTCATCTACTATCTTGAGTCAGTATGAAAATGGATACATTGGATTCTTCTTGGTACCTAATGGTAATAACAATAACAGTGTAAGTAATGGTGATCTAGTTACCTTCTCTGAGACAGGTAATGGATGGAGATCAAACCTTAACAGTTCACAGTCTAACCTTACAATTTTTTCTGATCGTGAATTAAACTGGAACAAAAAGGAATTTGTACGCTATGATACCTCCAACTATCAATGGTGGGAGGATTTACTAGCAGGTGACGAGGATTATGATGACTTCAAAGGTTTCTATCGCTTACAGTTTGGTGCTGGTGCTTATTTTTATGAGGGTGTTGCTTGCCACGTATATAAGGACGCTGGTCCCGCACCTGTCATGATGAAGATAAAGGCACGTACCTCTTGTGATCCTCGTGTCTTTGAGAAATCATTTGAAGATGCAACTGTTATAAGAACTGACTGTGGATCAGTCACCAAGTCTAACAAGTATGATGTTAGCAATTATGAGTGTGGTCCTTGTAGTGGTGAGTATAGTGTTCAGACTAACAAGACTCAGACTATTAAGATAGTCAGACCATGTACCATGCAGTTGAGATCGTTTGGTTCTATTACTTCTAGTGTCCAGTCAGAGGGCATGAAGTTTAAACTTAGAGCGAAGAAGAACGGTACACAGGTATGGGAAGAGACATATGTACACAGAGATTGGCCATCGGTAGGAAACGTATTGATGGACAGTGTTACCTTTGCTACTAATGATACGTTTACCTTTGAAGTAGTGGAGATTATAACTGGTAACTTCCAGTCTGCTAATCAGGTTACTATCACATGCTTTGATGCTGTTGATGAGATCTTTGATCATAACTTTGTATTGCATCTAGGTACAACACAGAATGATACTGTAGGTCAACCTACTACTGCTACTATTACTTCTAATCCTACTGCTGATCAGATAACTGGTGGTGTTGTTACTGGATTTAATATGGAGGCAGAGTATAAGCACCGTGGTGCTGCTTCTAGTGATGAGTATGTTTGGTCTTACTTCAGTGGTCGTCATGACCTAGGTGGTCTTGGTAACTCTGATAGCACTAACTATGTACGTGCTCCTATATGGAGAGCAGATATAAGTGGTAACCCTGCACGTAATGCAATCATGCAGGTGTCTACTGAAGGACCAGATATTAATGGTGATGACAGTGCATTTGCTATGTTCTATGCAGATGGTAGGATAATCACACAAGGTAACCAACGTTACGGTGGTATCTGGATACAAGAAGCGGACACCCCTGATAGAGTAAACGTATATAATCCAGATAATATAGAGAAGGGTAACCCTGCCGTACGTAGAGTGTTTGGGTTTGGTGGGTTCTTAGTATCCTATGGTGACACTGGTAAACATATGGGTACATCCAGTCAGGATGAATTAAGTTTCCCAACGTTTGCTACTTCACGTATTGAGTGTAAACCTATGCCTTTCTTCGGAGAGTATCGTGAGTTTGATCGTGGTCTCTTTGGATGGTGGGCAGACTTCCCTCAACCACCACCTGCTTCTGATGGTGTAGATTATGGTGGATCATTTAATGCTGAGACCACTACAGTTAATGGATTGTATGCTGCTGTAGAGGACTGTGGCATGATGGCAGGTGCACTTGCTACAACCCAGGCGTATACTAACTTCCATCCAGATGCATGGTTCTGTGACTACTACTTAAGGAATGAGCACAGTCCTATTGGTGATGGTAAGATACGTGTAATGTTCATGCCTGTGGCACAGAACTTAGAGAAGAGTGGTAGAACACATGAGAAACAGTTGTGTTGGATTGAGGTTGTTGAGGTTTTAGATCAGGGTTCTAACTATCGTTCAGGTGATGTGTTTGAATTCTCATTCCCACCTCATCGTGACTCATCTATTGAGAATGCAGCGAACACACCTTTCTTCCCTGATCAAGAGAACGATTTTAATATGCCTACACGTTGGGAGTATCACACCAAAGTTTATGGTACAGTTAATGATGATGAGATGTCCAATAGATCATTCGATGCAGGTCAGAACGATAAACGTCAGCAACGTTTAAGTTTCCCTAAACGTACACCTATTGAACCCATCTATCAGGAGTCACACAATAAAGATTCGAAGGTTTGGTTCTGGTGTAGCACCAAGGAGGAGGATAGGATTAAGTTCCGTATACAAATCCATTCAACCAACCCTGCTACAGATGATGCCACTATCAGGTATACTGTACAAGCAGACATCGATGAGTTCAATTCACCTTATAATTAAATTATGTCTAAAGGATTTGGAGACAGAGAGCTAGCAGCAGAGCGTTCGCTAGCACAAACAACTAGAGAACTTAAGCAGATCCGTAAGGTCATGGAGAAGTATCCCAATGATCCTAAGGGTCGTGCTAAAATGCTTAAGAAGTTGAAAAAGTATTGGAGGTCACCCCTTGGTGAACTTCAAAGGATTGCATATGAACCAGGAAAAACAGAGTTCATACCTGTAGTCGAACCAAATCCAGCACCAGATGTGGAGGAGGTAGAGGAAACCGTAACACTAACGGAGGAAGATAAGGAAATTCTTCTTGACTCTCTACGTAAAACCTAGAAAAACTGGCACACTTGACAACGTTTTAAACATCTGGTAGTATAAATACTTCTTCGTTAGGGACGCTTAACGAATCTTTACAGTTCCGAATGCCTCAATTACTCGCGCTAGGTCCAGTTCAGAAACCTACACGAGAACAAGTCGAGTTCTCTATCATCCGCAGGTATAATACACTCTGCGAGACAAACGAAACTACAATGTCTTTTAAATCAACAATCGCAGCTCTTGCTGCATCTCCATTCCTCCTTGCTGGAGCCGCCTTTGCTGGTCCCTACGTTAATGTAGAGTCCAACTTAAGCTATCCTGATGGAGACTACTCCTCTGCAACTACCGACGCTCATGTTGGGTTCGAAGGTGGAGAAGGAAACGTAGCATACTACGGACAAATCGGTCCTGCTTTCGTACATAGCGACGGCGGCGACACAGAGACAGAATTCTCTGGTAAGGTTGGTCTAAGCGTTGCTGCTTCTGAAGATCTTGCATTCTACGGCGAGCTCTCAGGTATTTCAGGTGAGGATTCATCTTCTGATGACGTCATCAACTGGGGTGGCAAAGTGGGTGCTAAGTTCACCTTCTGATAGAATAGTCAGATAATTAACACATAACTAGGAGGGGGTTCACCCCTCCTTTTTTTTATGCTAAGATACCAGACATGAAAAGAACCACAGGAGAAGTTGTAGGTCATCCTCTATGGATGCTTCCAATGATGCTACTAGGTATGCTAGTATTAATAGAAGGTCTGCATACTATGGCACATCTTCATCAACAGATTGATGTTCATGGAACCTGTAGACAAAATAAAGAATACATAGAAATGAGAGAACAGGAGGAAGACGATTGGTAGAACTTCTACAATTATTACAGACTGGATTAGCAGTAACAGCAGTTACAATTACTGTTGCTACAGCACCAGTTGCCTTACTGACGGGTGAAGAGATACCAGATGTCGCACCACTCATTGAATCACTTGATAAATAATCACTTGCTACTGAACTATTATGTCAAACAACCCAGGCTCAGCAGTCATTTACGCACGTTCAGGGTGCCCTTATTGTTCTAAGATTGAAGAGGTATTTCGTGCTAAAGGGTGGACGTACCGCAAGTATATGTTGGGACAACAATTTACTAGAGAACAATTTTATAAAGAGTTTGGGCAAGGTGCAACCTTCCCTCAGGTCATACTAAATGGTGTAAGACGAGGTGGGTGTACTGAAACTGTTAAATACCTGCGAGAAAATAGTTTTGTCTGATGACTGTCAACAAAGAAGAACTGTACACTATCATTGATAGATCTCTTGATGAGGCAATGATCAATGGTCGTTTTATGTTCAAGATGTATGACTATCTGAAGCTAAATAAATGGACTAGAAAAGATGTTGGTGAGTTTATGGAGTCCAGTGTATTCGGGGAAGTCCTCGGTGCTGTCTCCGAACTAGATGATTATCTACATGGTGACAAGGTGATGCGTGAAGCTTACGGACACATTTCTAAACCCAATGCCAGAAAGAGATTCAATTATCTTTCCTCATTAGTTGAGGAGGCAAGACAGTATTATACTGATCGACGTCCTGGTAGAAAGAAAGGAAGTAAAAATAAAAAATCATGAACAAGTGGATAGGTATTAGTCTAGGTACAGTCCTAGGCATAGGTCACATAGGGATGATAGGATTGCTTGCGACTAAGAGCAACCTACCTCAAGTTAATCTCCCTGTGGGTGACTATACTTCTTACACTGTGGAAGCAGGTAAGAATGGATATAGGATTAATTACATAGCGAATGATCCTAAGGTGATGCGTGTGGAACGGGACGTGAAACGTAAAGCTGGGTTTCTGGGACTTGGGAACAACACGTACAAAGGATTTGAAGAGTACACCATGGATGGTGCTAAACACTTATCTACTAAAAAAGGAGGAGGTGGACTCGACCCAAAGTCTGTCGCCTGTATCGAGGCGGTCGGTGGAGGAAAACAAACGGGAAGGCTTGTGGGGACTAGTATTGGTGCTGCTGCTGCTCCTACCCTTAGTACTATTCCTTTTGTTGGTTGGTTGGCTGCTGGTTGGGTAGCAATGTTCGGAGGTGAGCAGGGAGCTGACATAGGTGGTAGTATGGTGCAAGACTTAAATGACAACTGTGAGGATCCAGATGCAATTCAATGAACAGGAAATCCAGAGATTAATCTGGGCATGTCAGTACCGTAAGGATCATGTTGATCCCAAGAAGGTTGGTGCTAAGTATTGGTCTAACCAAATGGATGATCTTATCCATAAGTTAGAAAGTTATCGTGAAGAATATGATTGTCCTGAATGTGAATATGTAAAATGCACCGTCCACTCGTAAATGATGTACAGAATTTAATACGTCATGCTGCTGAAAGGTTACCTCTAGAACCACTAGAGAATGAGTACCCTGTAATAGATCACAATGATGTTCACATCACCAATGAGATGTGGAAGTGTCCAGGCTTCAGGAAGATACACATAGAAGTTGGACACACTAAGCACTTAGAGGTCATGCATTGTGTGTGGTATCCAGATCCAGCATACAATCTGCCTATATTTGGAGCAGATATTGTTGACAATGGTAAGATTGTGACCGCTGCTATTGTTGATGTGTCTCCTGTTAAGGGAGTAAGAGCAACAGGAATCTATGATAGGTTGGTACCTATAGCTAACGAGTTTAGGTTTAAAGACAGAAGGATCCTACCTCTATGGGGTGATGAAATCTTCTCACCCATATGTAAGTTTGTACGATTGAATACTTACCTAGAGAAGGCACACTATTGGCAGGTTGTTGAGCAATATCTCAAAGAATATGTTGATTTAGCATTAAACACCGAAAGGGATGACGATTGGGTGAATGAAATGCTAAGATTAGATGATCAGATCTACTACTGTACTCAGCAAAAGAAGAACACTAAAACCATAGCAGTATTATCTCAATGGTTTGGTAGAGAGTGGGCGGAAAACTATATCGACACGATTCTATTTGACGAGCCAGTGGTACCTGCTAAATAAGCCAGACATAGCGGAGGATGCAATGGCAGATATAAATTTTCTCTATATCGCATTCTTTATCACTATCGGTAGTTTTCTTTTAGGTTTCGTGGTAGCATGGAACATTAAGGCAGTGTTCGATGAGTGGAAAGACAGAGCAGATTATGCAGCGATGGTCATGCACCCTGAGATGCAGCAAGATGGAGAGATGGTTAACCCATCGGAACTTCTGTACTTGCGAATCACCGAAGATGATGATACAATAGATGACGATGATGAATGAAATTTTTTATGAGGTTGTATGGCAATGAAATTATTGATATCTGAAGTCCTTCAGAAGGCACATGCTGCCAAGACTAAGGATAAAAAAGTGAAACTCTTGCAGGACAACAACTCTCAAGCCCTGCGTTCCTTACTCATCATTAACTTTGATGACAGCGTTAAGGTTAGGATACCTTCTGGTGAGGTACCATACAAACCTAACGATGCACCCAAAGGTACGGAGCATACTGTCCTAGACAAGGAAGGTAGGAAACTATACTATTTCTGTAAGGGTGGTGCTCCTGATGTACCACAGGTGAGGATCGAGAGCATGTATATTGCAATGCTCGAAGGTCTCCATTCTGAGGAAGCAGAAGTTGTGGTTGCAGCAATGAACAAAGAACTGCACAAGAAGTTTAGAATTACCTTTAACACAGTTAAAGAAGCATTCCCCCAGATTAATTGGGGTGGTCGTTCATGACCATACACGTCTTACATGAGAATTGTGAGTATGATGTTGGCAAGGACACCACCTTGCCTTATACTGCTTACATAATAACGTATAAGATTGATGGGAAGGAACACCATGACGTAGCGATCAGTTCAAAGACTGTTGACATCTTTGATCACTACTATGACAAATACAAGAAAGATTTTGTCACTATGAAGCAGACCGAAGGTAGGGTTAACCCTAACCTATGGGCACATCAGTCAGCACCACAACCACCACCTAAAAAGAAACGGAGAAAGAATTAATGCCAGTCTACCGTGATTATGAAATCCGTATCAACTTCAATGAGTTAGTTGAGACAAGGATACCTGTTTGTAACGCATTGCATCCCGATCACTGCCTTACTGAAGAGCAGGTTGATCACATAGCACATGCATGTAGAACACAGATCACATTGGATTCAATCTATCAACAGGTAGATCAAATCATATGGGAGTTCTGTGATGCTGCTGGTCTTAAAGAAGAATGTGAAGCAATAGATTACGAACCACCTCATTTTGGTGAGATCTCACCTCCTCCTGGATGGGAAGCAAGGTTAAATGAGATTGAAAAGAATAAGAAGCAGTTTGAAATGGTTGACCTAGAGGGTGGATCATGGACAATACAGGTGCCAAGGAGGAAGGATGGCAGATAATGTATACTTCAATCCTCGGAAGGCAGCAGAGGAAGTCAAGAAAGAATTAACCGTTCAGGTGCAGAGACAGTTTGATGCACAGGAGAAGAAGAGGAAAGAGATATCTGATTTCGAGATGGGTCAGAAGGTATTGACTACAACAGCATCATTATTCTTATCTCCTGTAGTACTAATGTTACTCTGGAACTGGGTTGTACCTGGTATCTTTGGTCTAGTAACCATAGGATACTTACAAGCATTTGCATTGCATGCGATGGCTCGTATATTATTTCATCACGCTGAATAAAGTATGTCTAAAGTATGTCTTGTCACCGTCACACCTGACGCTGAACAACAGATGGGATACATTGCTAGGGTTAGCAATCCCAACAACCAATCAAACCCTAAGGTAGAAAAACTCTTAGCGTATTGTATTAAGCACGGTCATTGGTCTGTGTTTGAGCAGGCACATATGACGTTAGAGATTAACACCACACGTGGTCTTGCAGCACAGATATTAAGGCACAGATCATTTACCTTTCAAGAATTTAGTCAGCGGTATGCTGAAACAAACCTTCTTAGTTCTAAGATAGAAGTACCAGAACTGAGGAGACAAGACTCAAAGAACAGGCAGAATAGTATAGATGACATCGACAAGAAAACGGTATCGTTCCTACAAGATAGGATCGCACAGTATTTCGCCGAGGGGGTGGATCTCTACAATGAACTCTTACGTGAGGGTGTTGCGAAGGAGTGTGCGAGATTTGTTCTCCCGCTAGCAACACCTACCCGTATCTACATGACAGGTAGTGTACGGTCGTGGGTTCACTATATACA